AGTATGCTCCTGTTATTGGCATCTTCTTACGTCAAAAAGCAGCAGGTGAGAAGTTAACTATCGTGGGTGATGGTGAGCAACGTAGAGACTTTACACATGTATCTGATGTAGTCCATGCAAATTATCTTGCGGCGATTACTGATATTAAAGATGAGGATTATGGAGAAGTTTACAATGTAGGTAATGGTAAAAATTATTCTGTTAATCAAGTTGCAAGAATGGTTACTTGTCTAGATAGTAGACTATCATACATACCAGAAAGACCTGGTGAAGCAAGAGAGACTCTTGCACAGAATACTCTTCTGAGACTTATTTTCGGGTGGAGACCAACTGTAGAACTGGAGGATTGGATCAGTGGACAAGGATGATTCCAATTGGCGAGAGGAGATGAAGGCATACACCAATAGTAAGTATGAGTTAGATCTTCTTGAGAATGGTCCTCACAGTTTATCTCAATCTTGGATGATGGGTGCATTGCACAACAAATGGAAGAAGATCTATGGTATAGTAGATCCTGAACCTCCCGATTGTTCATCCAATCTCAAGGACTCACTTAAAAAGTTCGATGAAACTACCTAACTGGCAACACAATTCGGGCAAAGAACCGAAGCGAACACTTAAACCTCAAGCATTACGCAGTGCAAGAGAACGACGTAGACAGTTAAAAAAGCGTCTACTTAATACCTCTTCCTCACGGAAGGGGTTTTATAATGTGTACATACAAGAGGAGAAAAATGAACAAAACAGTCAATCTAGAGATCAAAGGTCAACTAGCAAAGTTACTTGCTACTGAAGATCTTATTATCGAGAACAAACAAGTAGAGACTGCAATGTTTAATGTTGAGACTCGTGTCTTGACTCTACCAATGTGGGATGCAGACGAGAGTGTATATGATATGTTAGTTGCTCATGAAGTAGGGCATGCATTATTCACACCTAATAGAGATCCATCCAAAAAATTCCCTCAGGCATTTATCAATGTTACAGAAGATGCTCGTATTGAGAAGTTAATGAAGCGTAAGTACGAAGGTCTTCCTAAGACATTCTATGGTGGTTACAATCAATTATATAAGGATGACTTCTTTGATCTTGGTGGTGTTAATATTGATGAGATGAATATTGCAGATAGAATCAACATTCATTTTAAAATTGGTCCTTTTATGGGAATCAAGTTTAATGAAGAAGAGCAAAAGATTGTTGATTTAACTGCTGATGCTGAGACTTTTGAAGATGCAGAATACGCAGCAGAGATGATGTATAACTACTGCAAAGCAGAATTTGAAAAGCAAAAAGAAGAACAGGCAAAGGAAGAAGAAGAGTTTGAAGCAATGATGAAGATGGCAGGTGATAATGGTGAGGGTGATGATATGAATGAGGATGTATTTGAATCATACAATGATTCTAATATGGAAGAAGATAGTGAAGATGGTGATACTCCAAAAGATGGTCGTCCTGATTTAGGTGAAGATAATGTTCCTTATGATGAGATGTTGAAGGATCTTGCAGGTAATCAAGCAAGTGGTCCTCCTGAAAGTGAACCAGATGAACCACAAGTTAGAACTGATCAAGCACTAGCAAAAGCAATTCAAGATCTAGTTAATGATGAAGCACAACCAAATGAATATATTGAATTCCCTAAACTAAATTTAGATACTGTTATCAATCCAAATGCTGCTGTCCATGCATACATAGAAGACTTCTGGAATCAATATGAATCAGACAAGAAAGAATATCAGGAAGACCTTCAATATTTGAGAAGGGATGATGCTGAAGTACTAAGTGAATATAATAAGTTCAAGAAGTCTGCACAAAAAGAAGTCAGTTATTTGGTAAAAGAGTTTGAGTGTAAGAAGGCAGCAGACTCATATGCTCGTGCTACAACATCTAAAACTGGTGTTCTAGACTGCACTAAACTTCATACTTACAAGTACAATGAAGATCTA